TATAATAAGTGCCAGTGGTTTGAGTGAAAATAATATTGAAAGAGTCACCAACATCACAATCTACGATGGCATCAACGTCTAGATGCGAGTAAGAAGTTACACCGGCAGCATTTACAGGTTGATAATAGCTATAACCGTGGTCTGTCACAGCACCGCCACCCACGGGCGTTTTTCGGATTATAGGATAACAAGCACCACCAGCCGTCACACCAACAATTCCTAACTGAATGTGAAAATGCCACTTTCCAGCCACAGGAACAACATATTTGTTGTTGGTTAAATCTACCCCATTTCTTGTATCAATTTTGACAATCGCAAAAACTACTGGGCTGGTGTTGATATACCCACCAAAATTGCCTGTTATAAAAAAACAAGGGTTTTGAGTAATTTTTACAACGCCATCACTATCAATAGTCATTGCAGTTGCATTATTGCCAGCATCTTTGATTGTGCCTACATTCAAACCGCCTGTTGCTGTAGATGCACCAGTAACCGCAAGCGTACTGCCCATAGTTACACCACCACTAAACGTACCACCAGATGAAGCAGGTACTGTGTCAGCTACAGTGAATATATCATATACAAGTATCTCTACAATGTCGCTTGCAGACAGAGCAGTCAAGCCACCAATAGTGTTAGCGGTTGTAGTGTTATAGTCAGTGCCAGCTACGAGTGCTACACCGTTGAGTGATACGTCTACGTAATTACCATCAGTAAACGACAGCGTTGCCCCACTGTCAGATGCACCAGACAGTGATGTTTCACCGCCACTAGCTGTGAAGTAGTAGCGTGACCTTACGCCAGTTCCTGTTGGGGATTTACCTATGTATGGCATTACGCTATCCTCACTACTGATAGATATGTACAACGTGAAGGTTCAAAATCTGATAAAGTTGCGTTAACCATATTGCTAGTATCGTGATTAAACTTATAAGGATTTCCAGTGCCTGTTGCAGTGTTGGCGTAACCCCTTACTTGAAGCTTTGTCGTTGCTGTAGTTGATTTATAAATAAAAGAACCACCAATCATAAATGAGCCTACCAAATCATTGCCTCCATCAATCATCCTAGCACCGCCACCGTTGATAGCCGTGTAAGTACTGCCGTCTGTGGCTACAAAAACTGATGCTATTGCCTCAATTATATCTTCTGTGGATATAGTATCTGAACGTATCGCAACACTGAAACTGACCAGATAAACCCCATCGCTGCTGTCCAAAAGATACGCATCATTTGCACTATCAAAGTTTGATTTAGTGTCGTACTTGACAGTACCACTGCCGCCAAAATCTACAGTATTTGTAGATGCGTCAACCAGCCCACCTTGCAGTGAGGTTAACTCGACTTGAAAATACTCTTTGTCATCTAAGTCAATAGAGGTGACTGGATCAATTTTACTTAGTGCCATTAACTAGGCTCCTTAGTACGGGCTATCGCCAAGCACAGATGTATCCCAAGCTGCCTTGAGTTCAGCGATTGTTGACGCAGATGTAATAGCAGAAGCTGCGGGTGCATCACGCAAGGCATCCTTTGCTGTAGCAATATCAGTTGTGCTAGTGCCAGCCTCTAGTGCCTTCATTAATTCTACGTCTTTAGCTGCAAGCAATGGCTCACGAACCTCACGAATTTTATCTTTAAATATTTCTTTTGCCTTAGTTAAGTCTTCACTAATTACAGTTCCAGAAAGCGACCAAGCCCCCCGAAAGTCCCTGTTGGCAGGAATGGTAGCAGTTGAGGCATCAATCTGATTACCGTCCTTATCAACAATATATGTTGTTACAGCCATGATTTTCTCCTTATGCTGCTAGTTCTAAATCGTCAGAGATACGCCAAGCGTTTCTCCACTCACGAGTTTGTGGTAACTGTTCCTTGCGGCAGATTACCATCTTAGGGCGATTACCCTCATCCCAATTAGTCCAGACAGACTGTGGGCAATCTTTCATAATTAAATACTCAATAGCTTCTTCTTCAGTCATAGCATCAATAGGCTGGGTGTTATGTAGCAGATAGCCACGAGTATGTTTCTTAAAGTCAGGCTGGGCCTCATCCTTTGCCAGTTCGTGATACACCCACACAGGTGGTAGGATACCGCCCTGCAATGCACACGCCATCCAGTTAGGATCAGGCACAAGTATCTTAGCACATGCATCTACGCTGTCCTCATAGACCACACGATAGTCTGTTTGCACACCGTCTAGGTTTTCTTTAGCCCAGCATAATCTGTCAAATAGGTGTGTGCCTTTGAATGATGGTGTCTGGGTCAAGCTAAGTCTCCGTGATTACAAGACATTGTATTATCTCTATCTGTTGCAGCGTTTGCTGAGTTTATTGTCCTATAGGTGTATGTACTTGTTGTTGCAGCAGCACCGTCTCGCATAGATGCGATTATACCAATACTTTGATCTTCGTTGCCAGTAGACCCAACCGAAAAGTATTCCGCAGTAGCCATATTGTTAACAAAAACTGGGGAGCATACGCCAGTTAAGCCATCTGTAATACTTGAGATGTTAATACTTTCTATGACTGTTACTGAATCGCTATCGTGAATTTCAAATGCTTTTGCACTACCATTCACAACGTACTTTGTGTCTATGACATTTGGTATCGTTACACTTACACCACCTACTGTTTCAGTTGTGGTAGATTTTTCCAGCCATTATGCTAATTCTCCATTAATGGAACATTGCACTGATTTACAATCTATAGCGGCTAAAGTTGATGACAAAGCTGTTTTAGTCTGTACTTGGCTCGTACTCAAAGCATGTATTGGAGTGAGCAATCTAGAATTGCCAGCATTCAAAGTAACATTACAAGATGAACTTAGAACGTGATATGTATTGTTAAACACATTCGTAAAAGCAATGGTGCTAAATGAAGTTCCACCGTCTAAAATGCTAGAAATATTAAAACTATCAAAAACGCCTGTTAAACTTGCAGGGTCTGTAATTGCAGTAGCGTCATAGTTTACCCTCGCCTTCGCCAAACCCTGTTCCAAAGACTGTGTAGCAGTAGCACCAACAGTAACGGTGACTGTCTTAGCAGTGGTCTTGCCTGTGAGGCTGTCTACTTTTATCTCACTCATTATGCTAGGTCTCCGTGTACAGCAAAAGCAAAGTATATAATATCATTATCTGACCCGTTAGTGTCTCGATTGCTTGTATGAAAATGTGCTGTTGTCATTTGCCGACTGGTGCTAGTATTTACTCCATACGTTCCAAAATAAGAAGCACTAGTCGCTTCTGTTTGTGCGCCACCAGTTAAACCGTATAGTGCGTTGTTCATAGCGTTAACGAATGTGATTTTGGTCACGCCCTCAGCTATGTCTGCGGTTGCCGAAACATTGAACGAATCATAAACAGGATGGTCTGTACTAGTTTGGTCAATAGATGCCCAAGATTTTGCCGCTTCTTGCTTAGTCAGCGTGACAGGACCAGTTCCATTCGCTGCAGTGATTGTATCTGCTCGTAGTTCACTCATGCTATCACCAGATTACCGTTGACAGTCACGGTAACTCCTGTTGCTACTGTTAGAGGGCCAGCACATAAGCCGTTTGTATTAACCGCTACTGTAATGTTCGTGTCTAGCTGCGCCTCGTGTACACGCACAATGTCGGCTAGTCCACCACCGCTATCACCTAAGTAGCTACCACCACCAAGAGTTGTACCAGAAGCAAACATAGCGTTTGTAATTGTACCAGCACCGGGTGTTACTGTTTGTTGCGCTTTGCCTTGATATACCACGTAGAAATCATCTGTAGTCTCTACATCACCCAACATAGTCAAGGCAGTACCAGCTACAGTATAGGCTGCGCTTGGCTCTTGACGTACATTATTTACAAATACTTCAATATCCTGTGCGCTACCCACAGCATGGTCAAGCGTAAAATCACGCTTTGCTGTCGGGCGACCTGTGTCACCAGTCAGGTCTTGATATGCTGCTGTGCTAAAGTTTACGGCTGGTATGTTACCAAGATAAGGCATTAGGTAATCTCCAAAATGCTCAAAGTTGTATCTGCACTGTTTGCAGTATCAGATTGTACTTTTAATACATCCGTATCAAGCAGCACTACCTTCTGATCTCCACCAATTGGTACAAGTGTACCACCTACAGGAATAGGCGCATCCTTAATTAAGAATACGTTTCCATTTGTTTCTGTGTCTGAAGTATCACTTTCTATTTTAACATCTACAGTTATTTGTGCTGTTGTAATGTTAGCAATAGACATACCGATAATGGTAGTTTCAGTACCAGATTTACCAGTATAGATAGTCATATCTGTATTAGCACCAGTACTACCACCAGCAAAGGTTTTTATTTTAAAAGCGTTTGCCATTATTTACTCCTAATGTACATTAATTATACCATAATTTATATGGTTTGTCAAGTCTTTTCTGTTATCCTAATGCGATAGCTAATGCTACTGCTGCGCCATTTGCGAATGCCTGTGTAGATACTGTTCCTGATTCATCAGCAAAAGTAAAAGTTCTGTTAGATGTAGGGTCTGTGATAGCAAGAGTAGTTGTAACACTATCACCTGTTGTAGAACCGTCAAAACTAATTCCTGTAGCTGTTACATTACTGGCTGCACCAACTTGACCAGCTATGTATGCTTTAATAGACTGCTGTGTAGCAAGTGCAGTGTCACTGTCTGTTGCCATGTTGTCTTCGTCAAGAATAGCTGTTACTGTTGCACCAGAAGCAAGTGTTAAGTTTGTGCTTGCAGTTAAGTTAGTAAACGTACCTGCCGCTGCACTGTTAGCACCAATTATTGTGCCATCAATCTCGCCACCAGCAATATCTACTTTAGTAATATCAACTTCACCAGTACCAGCAGGTGTGATTGCAATATTACCATCTGTATCTGTAGAGGTAATAGCATTACCATTAACATTGATATTGTCTACTTGCAATTCTGTTGCTGCTGAATTAGTACCTATAGTAACAGCATCAATAGCACCGCCATCAATGTCTACTTTAGTGATGTCAACTTCACCAGTACCATTTGGTGTAAGCGCAATGTTACCATTAGTATCTGTGCTACTAATTGTATTGCCATCAATAGTAATATTGTCAATGTCAACTTGCGTGTCCATGACGATTGTTCCATCGCCTTTAATACGCATACGTTCTGTTGCTGCACCTGATGTGTTTGTCTTAAATACAAGCGCAGTTGTGTTATTATCAGATGCAAAAGTATCTTCAGCTACAGCTTCAATAGCGGCACCATCAAGAATAGCATCTGTGCCACCAGCTTCATCCGGCGCATTAAAAGTAATCTTACCTAAGACGTTACCGCTTTCAACAGATGTATCACCTGTTTGTAAATTGAGTTCAAATCCAGATGCTGCTTTAGCTTGCACACCCACATTATGTTCATGTGTAAGTGTTACTTCTTCATCTGCACCTAACTTAATTATTCCACCATCAGATGTTAAGTTTACGTTTGTGCTTACATCAATTTGTCCAGTTACGTTTACACCATCTGCATCTGTGTCAAATTTCTTTACATTATTATGGTACAGTTCTACTGCACCATCTTTGTCCATAGCAATAAAGGTTTCAGTATCTGTGTCGCTACGAAGAGTTATATTGTTGCCTTGAATAAACAACTCACCAGTATTGTTTTCAATAATACTGTTTGTTCCATCGTGATATATTTCTAAATCGGGTGTAGTGCTATCACCAAATGTGGCTTTTTCGTTATCATCAAGATGTATACCATCCAAAGCAATACTACCAGTGACAGCAATACCTGTATCTGTTGTTTCAAACTTTTTACTGTTGTCGTAGTATAAAGCTACAGCACCATCTTTATCCATTGTAGCATAAGTTTCGGTGTCGGTGTCACTACGAAGTGTGATGCCATCACCTTGTATATATAGTTCACCTGCATTAGATTCAATATAGTTGTCTGTGCCATCGTGATAGATTTGTAAATCTGGCGTGGTTGCATCACCAAAAGCAGCTTTAGCATTATCGGCAAACTCTAGTGCGTTATCGCTTGCATCAAA